CGCCATCAGTGACCTCGAAACCCGGATCGCCAGCGCCACAACCGGTGCGCCACGTCGTCGGCGCTGGGGCACTGTTGCGTCAAAAGGCCTGTGAACCATGGCGTTTGAGGCCTTCCGACAACGCATCGGCAGCATCATCGGTGGGTTCGATGCCGCGCAAGCCCATCGTCGTCTGCGCGGGTTCCGCGCCAGCCGCGCACATGTGAACACGCTGATCGCGGCCTCGGGCGACACGATCACTGCCCGCGCCCGCTGGCTGGTGCGGAACAATGGCTATGCGGCGAACGCGGTTGAAAGCTTCGCCAGCAATGTGGTCGGCGATGGCATCAAGCCGTCGTCGACCATCACGGACGCCGCCAAGAAGGAAGAGTTGCAGGCGCTATGGCTCGCCTGGACCGATGATGCCGACGCCGAGGGTCTGACGGACTTCTATGGTTTGCAGCGCAGGGCCGCCCGCGAGGTGTTCCTGTCAGGCGAGGTGTTCATCCGCATCCGGCCGCGCCGGGCGGAAGATGGCCTGACCGTTCCCCTGCAATTGCAGATGCTGCCTGCCGAGATGCTGCCGCTCGACATGAACCGCACCTTGCCCGGCGCAGGGCTCATCCGGCAGGGCATCGAGTTTGATGGTATCGGACGCCGTGTCGCCTATCATTTTCTGCGTCGCCATCCCGGTGATCTGACCGATCCGGGCCTTGCAGGCGAAACGGTCCGCGTGCCCGCCGCAGATGTTATCCATGTGTTGGACCCGGTCGAAGCGGGCCAGCTGCGCGGCGTGTCGCGCTTTGCAGCCGCCATCGTCAAGCTGTTCACCTTGGACCTCTACGACGACGCCGAGCTGGAGCGAAAGAAGATCGCAGCGATGTTCGCGATGTTCATCACCTCGCCCGCCCCAGAAACCCCACTGGAACCGACCGAGGAGGATCTGGAGGTCGAACCCGGCCAGGTGGTGCGGCTCGATCCGGGCGAGGATGTGTCCACCCCGGCAACGCCAGACTCGGGCGGTACCTACGAGCCGTTCCAGTACCGCACCCTGCTGCAAATCGCGGCGGCGCTCGGTGTGCCCTACGGTTATCTGACCGGCGACACGGCGAAGGGCAACTTCTCCAATACCCGGATCAGCCTCATCGAATTCCGCCGCCGGATCTCCGCCTGGCAACATGGCGTGCTGGTCTATCAGCTCTGCCGCGCCGTCTGGGTGCGCTGGATGGATACGGCCGTGTTGTCAGGCGCGCTTGACTTGCCCGGCTACTACAGCCAGCGGCGGCAATATCAGGCCTGCGCATGGCTTCCGACCAAATGGGACTGGATCGACCCGATGAAGGACGCCTCGGCCGAGATCCTGCAGATCGAAGCGGGCCTGAAATCCCGCACCCAAGCGCTGGCTGAGCGGGGATACGACGCTGAACAGGTTGATCGTGAAATCGCTGCGGAGCGCAAACGGGAATTGGCGCTGGGCCTCGACTTTCGTCGTCCGGGATCCCCGGCGCAGGGGCCTGGCGAAGGCGGCAAGACGGATGAGGATCCCAACGCCGAAAAGGACGACGAGGCCGACGATAGCGGCGATGAAAAACCCGACCCCAAGGAGGGCGCATGATGCACCACGCGCAAATCGCCCAGCGCGCCTTCAACACGCCCTTGATGGTCGACCCGGCCAAGGCGCTGGCGTTCCTGTCCGGGTTGGGCCCGCGCATCACTGGGCAGGAAATCACCTTCCATGGCGTTGACGCGGACGTTTCCGATCAGACCGCAGTTGCTCTTCCAGCCCGGGCCTCGCTGTTCGGCAATGACCTCGCCCAGCGTCATCAGCGCAATGGCACACAGCCCTATGCGGTGGTCGATGGCATCGCAGTCATCGAAATCGCGGGCACACTGGTGCATCGCGGCGCGTGGATCGGGCAATCTTCCGGCCTGACGTCCTACGAGGGGATCGCCGCTCAGCTTCAGGCGGCCGTCGCAGATCCGGGCGTCCGTGGTATCGCTCTCGATATCGACAGCTTCGGCGGCGAAGTGGCGGGAGCCTTCGATCTGGCGGATCGCATTCGGGCGGCCCGGGCACAGAAACCCGTCCATGCCTTTGTCGCGGAACATGCCCTGTCGGCTGGCTATGTGCTGGCATCACAAGCCGACCGCATCATCCTGCCGCGCACGGGTGCGGTTGGCAGCATCGGTGTCGTGGTCCTGCACACCGACATGAGCGGTGCCCTCGACCAAAAGGGGATCGCCGTCACCCTGATCCATGCGGGATCACACAAGATCGACGCCAATCCCTACCAGCCGCTGCCCGAGGCGGTGCACGACCAGATGCAGCGCCAACTGGAGGTCGTGCGCTTTCTCTTTGCTGAAACCGTCGCTGCCGGTCGCGGGGATCGACTGACCCACGCGGCAGCGCTGGCCACAGAGGCCGCCGTGTTCCGCGGGGCCGATGCCATCGCGGCCGGTCTGGCCGATGAAATCGCAGATCCCATCACCGCCTTCCGCACCTTCGCCGCCGCACCCCGCGGCATCACGCCCCCCACCAGAAAGGGTCCACAGATGACTATCGCCGAAACCCCGAACCAGACCGAAACCGAGATGCCGACGACCACATCCGCGTCGCCGGAAGCAGCGGCCGCGCCTGTGCCGGAAGCAGCGGCCGCGCCTGTGCCGGATGCAGCCGCACCCGCCACCATCGCGCCCGACGCCCCGACACTGACCGCCGAGACCATCCGCGCAGAAGCCGCCGAAGTGGCGCAGGTCTGTGCGCAGGCAGCCCGGCTGGGTGTGAGCATCGATGCGGCAGACGCCGTCACGCGTGGCATCAAACCCGAGGCCCTGCGCGCCCGCGTGCTGGCCGACCTTGCTGCCCGCAGTGATGCCGCTGGCATCATCGCCACCGCCCCGGCCGCTGCTGCCAAAGACAGCCCGATCATCGCTGCCGCCAAGAAAACTGCGACCGACGCCAAGCGCTGAACCGGCGCCCGCTTCCTACACCTTCCCCATCCCCCAAACCATGGAGACTGACCAATGCCCGTCCTGACGCAACCGCCCAGCATGGGCGACGTCCTCAAATATGAGGTCAACCCAAACTACACCCGCGAAGTGATCATCCTGCTGCAAGGCATGCCCTATCCGGTCGGCTCAGTCCTCGGGAAAATCACCGCCAGCGGCAAATACAAGCTGGCCACCAGCGGCGGCAGCGATGGTGCGCAGACCGCGACGGCCGTGCTGCTTTATGCCGTGGATGCCACGCTGGCGGATGCCACCGGCATCGTTGTCGTGCGCGGCCCCTCAATCGTCTCGCGCGCAGGCCTCGCCTATGACGCCACTGTCGATGACGCCGCGAAAATCACCACCAAGATCGGCCAGTTGGCGACCGTCAGCATCATCGCTCGCGACGGCGTCTGATCCCCCTTCATTTCCCCGGAGCACCCCATGACCCTTGTCCGCAATCCCTTTGACGCTGGCGGCTATTCGCTGGCCGAGATGACGCAGGCCATCAACATCCTGCCCAACCTCTACACCCGCCTTGGCCAGATCGGCCTGTTCCGCTTCGAGGGCGTCAGCCAGCGGTCGGTGATCATCGAGCAATACGAGGGCGTGCTGAACCTGCTGCCCTCCGTCCCACTGGGAGGTCCTGCAACGGTCGGCACCCGCGAGGGGCGGTCGATGCGCAGTTTTGCGCTGCCGTGGATCCCGCATGATGACGTGATCCTGCCCGGCGATATTCAGGGGCAACCCGCGCTTGGCGTGTTTGACGGCGCTGATCCTCTGGTCGAAGTGATGAACCGCAAGCTGCAGCTGATGCGCCGCAAGCATGCCCAGACCCGCGAATATATGGAAATGAACGCCCTGCGGGGCATCGTGAAGGATGGCGCGGGCACCACCCTCTACAACTACTTCACCGAATTCGGCCTTGCGCAAATCTCGGTCGACTTCGTCCTCGGCACGGCTGGCACCAACGTCCAAGGCAAGGTCCGCGAGGTCTTGCGGGCGATGGAAGACAACCTCCTCGGCGAAAGCATGACGGACGTGCATGCCCTCGTCAGCCGCGAATTCTTCGACAAGCTAATCAGCCACCCCAAGACCGAGGAAGCCTACAAATTCTACGCCGCCACCGGCGCGCAGCCCCTGCGCCAGGATGTGCGGCGCAACTTCCCCTTCGCGGGTATCGTGTTCGAGGAATATTCCGGCACCGTCACCCTTTCGACCAAGGCCACCGAACGGCTGGTTCCCGCCAGCGAGGGCATCGCCTTTCCGCTCGGCACCATGGCCCCCTTCACCACCTATGGCGGCCC